GTCGAGCCCGATCGCGAGCTCCATACTCTCGGCGATCTGATCGAGGCGGCGGAAGGGCTGCTCCCAAAAGGACAGAGCGCGGGGTGAGCGTGACCGCGATGCGCGTGCGGCTCGCTCGCGTGTGGGGCTGCTCGCCCGTAGCGCTGCGCGAGCTCACGCTCGGCGAGCTCGTGGCGATGGGCGAGGTACTCGACGCCGAGAGAAGGTCGCGCTAGATGGCCGCGACGACTCTCACGATTCAGGTACTGGCCGACGTCGCGAAGGCCGTCGAGGGCATTAACTCGGTCGACAAGAAAACCTCTTCGCTCGGCTCGACGATGAAGGCCGCGGGCGGCGCCATCGCCGGCGCATTCTCGACCGAGAAAATTATTTCGTTCGCGCAGACCGCGCTCGCGGCCGGCATGGATGCACGCCGAGCGATGAAAAACGTAACGGTCGTGTTCGGCGAGGCGAGTGCTGGCGTCAAGGCGTGGGGGGAAACGGCGGCGGGCGCGTTCGGCATGACAACGGCCGAGGCCGAGAAGGCGGCGGCGAAAGTGGGCGTCGCGCTTACCGGGTTCGGGATGAGTCAACAGGCGGCGGCGACCGCATGCGAGGCGCTCGTGCAACGATCGGCCGAGCTCGCGAAAGTGCTCGGCGTCGATCAGGCCGAAGTGCTCGCACGCGTCGAGGCGGCGATGCGCGGGCGTACCGCGGGGCTCAAGGATTACGGCGTGCAAGTCGCGAAGGGCGCCGACGCGACGGCGATCCTTAACGGCTTCCTAGATCAGACCGCGCAGTATGCGGGGCAAGCGGACACGCCGATGGGAACATTCAAGGCGACGATGAGCGATCTCACCGCGCAAATCGGCATGGCTCTGATCCCGGTACTAAACGCGGTGCTCCCGCTCTTTCAGGCGGTGGCCGATTGGGCGACACAACATCACGCGGCGTTCGTGGCGATCGTGATCGTGATCGGCGCGCTCGCGCTCGTGTTCTCGATCGCGGCGGCGGCGGCGGGCGTGTTTGCGCTCGCGTCGCTGGGGGCGCTCTGGCCGATTCTGGCCGTCGTCGCGGGCGTGGCCGCGCTCGTGGCGGTCGTGATCCTGGTTATCAAGTATTGGGGCGATCTCGTCGGCTGGTTCCATACGGCCGCGGGCGCCGTTATGGATTTCGTCGGGCGTTTTCAAATCCTGCTCTTGCTATTCGGCGGGCCCCTCGCCGCGGCGCTCGTCGGGTTGCGGCATTTCTCCGAGATTTGGGGCGGGATCAGAACGGCCGTCGATGCGGTGGCGTCGGCGATCGACCATGTGCTCGGGCTCGCGAGCAAGGCGGCGAGCGCGGTGGGCGGCTTGCTCTCGCACATTCCCGGGTTGCACGCGGCGGCGGGCGGCGGCGCGCCGGCGGGCGTCGGCGTCAGTCCCTACGGCGTGAGCCCGTACGCGCCGGTCGTGTTCGCGCCTCAGATCACATTTACCGGCGACGTCGGCGATCCGATCCTCGCCGGCCGGCGCATCGTGTCGGCGCTTGAAACATGGACCGCGGCGAACGGCCGGCGCCGGCTCGCGTCGCTGGTGGGTCCGACGTGACCGCGATCCCGCCGGCCGACCTCGCGGGCTCAAGGTGGGCGCCGTGGGCCGAGGTACGCGTCGACCTCGGCGCCGTGCGCTCGTGGGAGGCGACCGGGACGCAATGGGGCGGCGGCGCGTGGGGCGTCGACGAGTGGGGACTCGGGTACCTCACGCCGGCGGCGTGGCACGACGTCACGGGCGATATCGAGGCGATCGACGTCGACACCGGGCGCAACGGCGTCGACGACCCGGGCGACGTCGGGACCTGTTCGGTCGCGCTCTATGACCCGGCCGGCGAGTATGCGATCGGCGGCTCGCGTTCCGCGCTCGGCGACCTCTTGCGCGTGCGGGTGCGCCACATGGCGAGCGATCGAGCGCGCGTCGTCTTTTACGGGAAGGTGACCGACGCGAAGGCGATCGGATCATTCAGCGAGCCGACGACGAGCGCGAAGGCAATTGACATGCTCGGGAGCGTGCTCGGGAGCGACGACGGCGAGCCGTTACCGGCGCAGAGCACGACCGAGCGCTTGCACGAGCTACTCGACCGGGCATCCTTCCCCAATGATCTGCGCGACCTCAAGGACGATCCGACGTCGCTCGCCGGCGTCGACAAGGTGGGGAGTCGGCTCGACGCGGCGCGCGGCGCGACGTCGAGCGCGGTGGGCGGCTCACTGTGGGCCGCGGGCGATGGGACGATCCGCTATCGGCACGGCATGGCGACCGTCGACCCGAGCGAAGAGCCGGCTTACCGCATCGGGACCGAGCCCGGGTTCGTGTGCCCGAGTGTGCTCGATATCGCCGAGGCGACGGCGAAGGTGGCGAATGTGTATGACTGGACCGATCAAGCAAAGACGATCCGAGCGACGGCGACCGATACCGAGAGCGTGCGCCGGTTCGGCCGGTGCGCGAGCGTGCGGACTGATCTCCTGAACACGCGGCAAGACGAGCTCGATGCTCTCGTCGCCGGCGAGCTCGATCGCACCGCGGACCCTCCCGAGCAGATCGACTCGTGCGAGATTCCCATTCACGACGACGCGAGCGCGGAGCTCGTGCTCGTCGAGATCGGCGATCTCGTCGACGTGTCCTATACCGGCGCGGCGCCGTGGGCCGGCCCGTACCTCGTCGGCGGATACGCGCATCACATCACGCCGGAAGAGTGGACGGTTCACGTCAAGGCCTACCCCGCGACCGTGACCGCGGTGTGGGGCCGCGCCGTGTGGGGCGTGTCCGAATGGGCCGCATGACCGAAAGGACCTAGCGCGATGCCGAATCCCGATCGACCGCAATATCAAGACACGATCGAGGAAACATGGGGGCAGGCCGTCGCCGATACCGTCGTGCGGCGCTACACGTCGAGCGCGGACCGCGACGCGGACCTCGGCGCGTTCACGCCGGCCGAGCTCGGCGGGCAACTAATCGTGATCGCCACGCCGGGCTCGCTCCCGTTTCTGCAACAGCACGACGGCGCCGGCGCATGGGTGACGATTCACGCGCCGGCCGTTCTCGATGCGCCCTTCATCGGCGCGGCGCCACCGGCCGATGTTCCGCTCCGAACGGTGCAAGGGAGTTTCGTCGGCGCCACGACCGGTTCGGGCGATCTCATGATTCCGCTCGCCAAATGGGCGTTCGCCTATGGGTACAACGTGGTCGTGACTCCCTGCGATGCAGTTGGGGGCTCGATCTGGACCGCGCTCCCTTTGGTCGCGAGCTCGGCGCTCGGGCATTTGGTCGTCGCGTGTTTCTATCTCCCGACTGCTCTCGCGGCGCAAGAGCCGGCAGAGGCTCCGCTCCCGTTGGGGCCCATCGCGGGCACACTGGTGCGCGTGAATTATCAAATCACGGGCGCATGACGATCGACGACGAGCTCGCCCGTTGGCGCGAGTGGCCGGGCCCGAGTCGCGATCTCGATCCCGAGCCGTCCGAGCCGTGGGCCCGAGAAGTAGGGGCGCCCGATCGCCGGCACGGAAGAACTGACCGCGATGAGTCTTAACCGCGTCGCGATCCCATCGCCCAATTACTCGACGCGTGGCGGCGCCGGCGTGCGCCTCGTCGTGTTGCACACGGCCGAGGGTGCGCGCACATATCAAGAGCTCGGCAATTTCTTCGCGAATCCGAGCTCGGGCGTGAGCTCGCACGCCGGCATCGACGACACGGCCGGGACCGTGGGCGAGTACGTCCCGCCGGGGTACAAGGCATGGACACAAGGCGACGCGAACCCGGTCGCGGTCGCGGCCGAGCTCTGCGCGTTCGCCGAGTGGACACCGGCCGAGTGGGATCGTCACCCGGCGATGTTGCTCAATGCGGCCGAGTGGGTGCGCGAAGAGTGCGCCCGGTTTGGTATCCCGATCCGCGCGCTCACGCCGGCCGAGGCTCAAGGCAACGCGGCCGGCGTATGTCAACACGTCGACCTCGGCGCGTGGGGCGGCTCGCATTGGGATTGCGGGCCCGGGTTCCCGATGGCCGACGTTCTCGCGCAAGCGAGCCGAGGCGGCGCGCCGGCGCCGGCGAAACGAAAGGGACGAAACATGATCGCGAGCACGAGCACGGGACAGGGCTATTGGACGACGACGAGCGACGGCGCCATTGGCGCATTCGGGGACGCGCAGTATCGCGGCGGCGGGTTCGATCCCGACGTCGTGACCGGCGAAGTGATCGGGATCGCCGGCAAGGGCACAGACGGATATTGGTTGCACACGAGCGACGGCGGCGTGCTCGCGTTCGGCTCGGCGGCATTTCTCGGCCGGCCCGATCGCGCGTGAGCTCGTGGGGCTCACGTCGGCC